TGAAGGTCTTGCAGTCTTCTCACCACTCCATGCATATATCTCTAACTGCATCACATCAAGTCTGTCTCTGTTAGATCCATCCCATGTAAAAAACAGAGGTGATCTTGCGGCTACTAAGCCTTGTGGACTAATTACTGCCATCTTTGTATTGTTCGTTTAATTTGTCTATTGTGAAATCTAGGAATTCCTCTACATCTAGAGCATAAGCCTCTACTATCTCATTCGGTAGTTTCTGATATCCTAACTGAAATGGTCTGGAATAAAAATTAGAAGCAGGTATTCCCTTCTTACCAATGCTCTTGACTATAGCCCAAGCAGTTTGATCATAAGTCTGAAACTTACCTTTGTTGCTTCTGAATTGTATCCTGCGATCTTCTACCCATTTCCTGAGCGGTGAGAATGGTGGATTCTTTCCTGCCTTCCTTCCCTTATCTACCCACTCACCATATTCATTCATCAGGAAGTCAAACTCAAAAGAGTTCGGCATAGCCTTCAAATCATAATCTAGAGATTCATATAGGCTATTAGTTACATTCTTCTTCTTTCTAGTAAGGTTCTTTCTTGACTCCTTTACCAGATACTTCCCGAACTTATCTAATACTTTTTTGGTGTTCTCTCCCTTCATCTAACAGATGTTATTCGGGTTTATAGCCTCTATCTGAAGAGTTGCTTTCCATCCACATATATTAGCTTCCATATCCTCATCAAAAGGCTCTGCAACAGGATCATTTATAAGCCTGAAATAAGCATCATATTCTGATCCTCTTCTGAATGTAGCTAGGATCTCAGATATCGCTGCAAGTGTTCTATGATACACATCCTGCTTCATCATATTACCCTCATATAGATCCTTAGCCTCTTTGCTATAATCTACGATATCCATGACTAGAAGATCAAACTCATATGTAATAGTTCTCTCTCCTAGAGTTGCAGTTCCTGTCATCACATGAGCAATAGGAAACATATCCTGCTTCCTGAAATCTAGATCAAAGATATCTCCCCAAGTTACTTGGTTGATCTGATCATTTGCTGATGCAGCACTCTCTAGTGCTTCTGTAATTTGATAATATCCCTTCTTCATATAATTAAAAAACCCTATTCGCTAAAATAGGGATAAAAAAAAGAGGAGATCCACCACAGACCTCCTCAACCAAACCATCTAGCGAACCACCACTAGATACCTAAATGTATTTCATCTTCTTCATCCTCGCATCTACAATCATAGTAATCTGGATCAGTACACTCTCCGCAAACTCCACAAGTAGTATCTTGATAATACTGATGGCTTTCTAACTCCCAATCTAGATATCCCATTACTCAAAGAAGTTTAGAATGTTAAGTAATGTGCATTCAAAGCCGAATACCGATGCTACTCTTGAAGATTCATTCAGAGTAAGATCTAAGCAGTATCTGTTCTTTTGTAATGCATTGATTAATGTAGTTGTTGAGATTGGGTAGAGGATCATTTCCTGATCCAATACCTTAATCGCTTCTGGGCTTAATTTTTCGTACAAATTCATTCTGCAGGTATTTCTAGGTTCTCAGAAACGAACTCATACAAAGAAACATATGCAAGTTGCGTTATGCTCGTAATCTCTCCGAACTCATTATCCTTCCAATCAGTAATGTGTAATGCTCTTACGATCTCAAAGCAGTCTGCGTAGTAGATACATTCTCTGTCAATCTCTTGGTGGATCAGATCCCAAACATCTCCAGAATCACTCTGCTCAATAGTGTCTTTTAAATCTTCTAAAAATGCGTACTCGTTAAATGTCTTCATCTCTCTATCTCTTTTGATTTACTCAAAGATAGATATTATTTTTAATTGACAAAGAATTTTAATTACTTTTTTTCATTAAAGATTTCTCAACCTCATTCTTATCTATCTCATACTCCAGATAAGTGAGTGCAGTTCTTAGAGGTAACTCTGTTACTTTTTCAAATCGTAAGAGATCTCCTTGAGCAATTTGATGTACTGCTCCATACCATCCCCACTTCCTTGAGAAGTTAGATTGTGCATCATATCCTTCTTCTCCTCCTTCTCCAAAGATTGTAGGAAAGTTATCTGTAAGTTGGTTGCGATACGATAAAAAAAAAGCAGACAACCTAGAAAGATGTCAGCAGATAGATCCTGAAAGCCTAAGCCATCATGCACCTCTGGATCGTAATTCTCAATGCTATGCCTTCCAAATACCTTCTTAGTAATAGGTCTATATAATACACCTAAAACCTTCTCAGCATTCTTATATGGCTCTTTTAAGTATGTATCTAGATCAACATACTCTCCCATAGAGATATCTTCTATCTTAGGATGAAAGCCATACTCCTTCCCTTTGAATTGGAATGTCTTTATCAGGTTAGGCTTCTCAGATAATACTTCTCCTATTTGATTCCTGATCAGATCCAGATCCTTCTTTTTCATTCCTTCCTGTTGAGCAGGAGTCAATCCACAGAATTGATACAAAGCCATCTCATCACCATTCTCCTCATTAGCCATGAGTATGAACTTCTTATATACAGATAACTTCACATCTGATAGATTCTCTGGAATCTCTATGCTAACGGATTGTGTATCTCCCATAATTAGGTTTGCTTAGTTTATTATATACCCCATATCTCAATGCATCAATGAGGTGATTGTATTTATCCTCTGGCTTATTCAATAGATTTCCGTTCTTATCCTCTAGCCATTTATAATTCTCCATCTCCTTCATGAGATTACTTCCTATGATATGGATCTTATATCTCTTCAACATATCAATCCCTGCATTAACAGAGTCTGCTCCCTTCTGAGTAGGTTTTATATTCCATCCCATTCTATGTAGTTCCTCTATACTCTTAGGTTCTGAGGAATCACCAAAGATCTCATCATATCTCCCTATATCTAGCTTCTGGAATTCTCTGTTCAGATCCTGATTAGTTAGGTTAGTTGAATATAGTAATTCCTGAAAGTAAAGATTATCTCCTTCCTGATAACATCCCACCAATGCAGAAGGATCATTAGTGAATCCAAAGTCAAGCCCAAAGGAAAGAAACTTAGCAGTAACAGGAATCTGTTGGATAGTTGTGAATTGGAACACCTGTGCTCTATTCGTTCCTCTCTCACCTAATCCGTATACCCTCCAATAATGCTCATCTGTTTGCTTTAGTCTCTCTATCTCATCTATGATAGTCTGATCTAGGAATGGATTATCTAGGTATGTCGTTTGATAGAAGTCTGCATCATCTCTTGGTATCACTCTATCATAGATCCAATGGAATGTATCTGAAGGATTGTAATCTAGAATGATCCTGCCGTTGGTACGGAATACGATTTGTTGCCAATCCTCAAAGGTCAATTCATTAGCCTCATTTAAGAATGCCAGATCTCTCTTCCTACCTCTGATCTTCTGTGGCTGATCCATAGATATAAACTCTACGAGATTGCCGTTTAGTATGTACTCTGAATTGGATTTATTATGATTCTCCTCTCTATATAGATCTGATCCTTTTAAGATATCTAAGAAGTCCCTCATGACTGAGGAGCGAACTGCAGGGAATGTCTTCCTAGCGATTGTAATAGTCTTACCTACATTCTCCCCACAATAGTAGAAGATAATCCATAAGAGGATGTTGTATGTCTTTCCAGAGCGAGTACCTCCCTGTTCTACTACTATCTTCTTATCTGATCTCTTAAGATGTCCGTAGACTTTATTAACTTGGATCTTGCTCATCCACTTCCTCTATCTGGAATGTCTTCAGCCCTTCATGGGCTATCTCTTGTCTCTCAACATATCCTCTCTTCTTACCTTTAGTCTTTAGATAGAAGATCGTGCTACTAGGATTACCTCCTTTAATCTGCTGATGTAATTGTGATTCTGCAAAGTCTAGAGCAACATTAGATAGATCATCTACTGCATCCTTATACTTCTCATCTTCTCTCATCCATCTATAGTGAGTCTCTCTTGAGATACCTACTGACTTACAGGCAGATGTTACAATACCTAGAGATTTCTCTAAAGCATCAATCATTGCCTTTTTTGTTATGTCATTATTTGCCATATTCAATATCTTATGTTATATTGCATTAATGTTATGCGATAGTAGTGTAATAGTAGCACATCTGGCATCCAGCTAGAAGGTGAGGTGCAAATCCATCCTATCGCTCTAAGGCCATATCTTTTTTAGGGTATGGCTTTTTCATTTCTAAGCACATAGGCTTCATTGTTTTATCTAAAGGATAGATATACTTATACTTCCCGCTCTTCTTTCTTTTAGGTAGTTTTCTATAGTTCTCTTTGCTAAGTTTCTC